GCTGGTGTTATTTTTTCTGACATTTTTACCTCATACTACAAATTGTCTCTTGTACATAATCGATAAGTAGCCTAGATACAACCCTATAAGTTATCGAACGGAGAAAAAAATGAACGCACATATGATGTACAACTTAGAGTATGTACGCAAAGCAATTCAGGATCGACAGCCCGCGCGGGTGTGTGATGCTACAGGTATTTCGCGCCACACATTCTATCGTGTTCGTGACAATGTCGGCAATGTTAGCTATGATACTGTGAAGGCATTATCTGACTATTTGATGGATGCTGAATGAGAAAGACCCCCAGCCGAAACTGAGGGTCAAGAGCGATATAAAAATGAGAACCAGTAAGGAGCATTCTCAAAAGACAAAACTAAGAGGAGATGTCTTATGTCCCACTATATGACAGCTTTAGCTATGAAGCAACAAGGTTTGAAGCCAGCGACAAAGATTGTGTTGTATTGGTTAGCGGATCATCACAATGGCGAAACACTAAAATGCTACCCAAGCATCAGCCGTTTGGCGAAATGTTGCGAAATGAGTGAGCAAAGCGTTCGCAATCAACTAAAAGAATTAGAACGGTTAGGTTTAATACAATTTACGCCGTATTTTTGTGATGATGGCAGACAAACATCTAACAACTATTATTTGATGCTGAAAGATGATGGGACAGTAGGGGGTTTAGAGAAGTATGACAGACCCTCTAGAAATTTTAGGGGGGAGGGTACAAAATCTGTAGGGGGGAGGGTACAAAATTTTGACCCAAACCTTGGAAGAAATAACCTTGGAAGAAATAATAATAATTCATCATCTGACGATGAAGTAGATTATTACTTTGATCAGTTATGGTCTTTGTATCCTAGAAAGGTAGGCAAGGGTCAGGCGCGTAAGGCATTCAAGGCAGCTTCGAAGAAGAAAGATTTCTATGATCTACTTCCCAAGCTGATGGATTATGTGCAAACATTAGAAGGTAAAGATAAACAATTTATCCCGCACCTAGCCACATGGCTGAACGGTGAGCGCTGGGAAGATGAGGTAGAAGCATGACATACGACGAAAGAGTAAGAGTTATTCTAAGCGAACTAATTAAGATGATGCAGGGGTATGCAACACCCAAGCACCTAGACACGCGACAGAAAGAAGAAGATGAAGCGCGGAACATTGTTCGTATGCTAAATCAGAAGTTTCCCAAGGACACGACAGAGGATCACATTCGTGGCACGATGGATCGGGCAATGCTAAAGCTGAAGGAAGCGCACAAGTCCCGTACATGGCCCACAGCGGCAGATATCAGTGCAGCGGTATCCAAGTCTATGTCTACAGCTAAATCGTCTTTGCCCAAGGGTAACGGTACGTGGAAGCCAAACAGCTTAGAGATCAATGCAAAGCGGATCAAGGCAGGTGAGCCTGTCGGTCAGATGTACATTCAAGGCAAGTTGGCAGAGCGCATGGTACGGGATGGTCTAGTCACTGAAGAAGAACTTGCGCCATACTTGGTATACATCGACGCACACAGACCCTTGACCCATAGAGAATAGTAGTAAATTATGGTATTGTCACGACAGGGCGACATGAAACCCTCCCTGTTGTGTCTGCCTCATATAACTGGCCCTCTGATAGCTTCCTTTCTCTATGTGCATCAGGGGGTCTTTTTTTTTAGTATCTCATACGCTATTATCTACAACATATAGACGCACCCACAATGGACGGTACTATGGGAACAGATGTAGAACAAAATAATAAAATAGGCGTAAATACGGGTAATCGTGGCAAGGGTAGACCTAAAGGCGCGATGAACAAAAATAGTAAGTTGCTCAAAGATGCGATACTTGAAGCAGCAGCCCGCGCTGGGAATAAGTTCGGCAAAGACGGTTTGGTTTCTTACTTAGAAGAACAGGCAGAGAAAAACCCAACAGCATTTATTAACCTCATGGGCAAGGTTCTACCGTTACAGGTCAAAGCTGACATCGAAGGTGAAGTTGATCATGTGGTGAGGGTTGAATGGCAACCCCCGCATTAGTTGAGGTCAGACAGACCGCATACAGCCCACGCAAGATAGCTTTGGACTTCCACAATAGGAAAGAACGCTTTGCGATTATTGTGGCTCACAGACGCTTTGGTAAGACCGTAGCTGTAATTAACGATCTGATTAAATACTGTTATGAATGCCCGCTAGACAACGTGCGGGTGGGCTACATTGCCCCGTACCTTTCCCAAGCAAAAGCGGTAGCGTGGGATTACGTTTTGCAGTTCACAGCAGATATCCCGAATGTAAAAGTAAACCACAGCGAACTGCGCGTAGACTTTGACAATGGTGCGCGGTTCCGTCTGTTCGGTGGGGATAACTTTAACGCTATGCGCGGCTTGTACTTCGATTATGTCTGCATCGATGAGTTTGCTGACTTCCCTGCATCGGCCTATCCAAACGTCATCAGACCAGCCACTGTGGATCGCAAGGGTAAGATCACACTGATCGGTACGCCCAAGGGCAAGAATGAGTTTTGGGAAATGTGGGACGCAGCCAAGCGTGACCCCGATTGGTTTACCGCGATGTACAAGGCATCGGACACAAACTTGTTAGACGAAGACGAACTGGCAGATGCCCGCGCGATGATGGGCGAAAATCGCTACCTTCAGGAATTTGAGTGCAGCTTTGAAGCAGCCATTGAAGGGGCATATTATGGGAATGAAATGAAAGCGGCTACGGATGATGGTCGCATAACTATGGTTCCATACGATCCAGCGCTTGGCGTTGTAACATCTTGGGACTTGGGAATTGGAGATAGCACCGCAATTTGGTGGTCGCAGCACTTATCCAGCGGTGAAACACGGATCATTGACTACTACGAAAACAGCGGGGTTGGCTTAGATCATTATGCGAAAGTTCTGTCGGAAAAACCATACCACTATGAACAACACATTTTGCCGCACGATGTTCAGGTCAAAGAATTGGGTACGGGAAAGAGCCGACTTGAAACACTTGACGCGCTGGGCATACGGAACGTTGAGATTGCGCCGAAGCTAAGTGTGGATGACGGGATACAGGCTGCACGATCCATGCTTGCCCGTTGTTGGTTTGACGAACAAAAGTGCGCACGGGGCATTGAGGCATTGCGTCAGTATCGCAGAGGCTTCGACGAAAAGAACAAAGCATGGCGCGGTAGACCGCTTCACGATTGGACATCACACGGTGCCGATGCGTTTAGATACTTAGCTGTTGGATACAGTCCCACGCAGCAATGGGGGCCGCCCATTAGAAGGAATTTGCGCGGGATTGCCTAGTGTGCTATTGTGGCCTCAAACACGGGAAGAAAAAATAATGCCTCTAACGCAAGAACAAATGGCGGCAATGAACGCCTCTGCAAGTTACGACAGTAATATCACAGATACGCGGAATGCGGCCTTGGCATTACAAGGTGGCCCTCTTGCGAATAAGATATTGAGTAACAGCACTTCGTGGACTGAGAAATATGGTGCGCCTGTAAATGGTGTCGCCGCTGGTGTTCAGCCAGTATCTGGTGCCGCTCCACAAGCTAAAAGCATTCTTGGTGGTGCTGGTAAGGGGGGAATTAAGTCTAAAGCGCTAGACCCTGTCGAAGACATGGACTTGATCAATGAACAAGTTGAAAAATACAACAACGATGGCAACTTCGGTTACTGGAACCAAGACCCAGATGGAATGTATCGTTGGGTAAGTGCGTTTCAGGATGCTACAGACGGTGGCGGTCAAGACAAATATGGCACAGCGTTTTACGGGGGTGGGCCTATTTCCATGATCGGCAACGCTCTGAAGATAAGACCATCTGGTATGGCCCGTGCAAAGGATGAGAAAGGGAATTACCTAGTAGATCGTGCTGACATTGGCTACCGTGACTTAAAGGATATGCGGGATCGTGGCGGGCCACAGGCATCAGGTGGACGCTTTGAGGGCGCTGGGCAGTACAGTGAATTTGCTAACTTGGTTGCGGGGGAGCAAGGTGAGCGTGAGCTATATGAGCCAAAAACAGACTATAGCAAAATCGGTTTGATTTCACCGCCGCCATTGCCAAGCGTTTATGATAGTCGCGGCAACATGAAGCCGAAACGCAATATCGCACGGTCACTGCTGGGAATGTACTAATGCCACGGAAAGAAATCGGTGAGGGGCTAAGATGAACCTGTTAAAGTTTCTTTCAAAGCCAGCCAAAAAGGCTGTGAAGGATATGCCAAAGCCGACAAAGCCGAAGCCAGAGGTGCAGAACCTGTTTAATGAGGAACTGTACCATTACACGCGTTCTAAGAGCATTGATGATGACATTATGAACCCTGATCGTGGCTTTCATGGTAGTGCAATTGATCGTTTAGGCATACATGCTGGAACAAAACAGGCTGCATTGGATCGTGGTTTTCATGGTCATTACGGTGCAATGGTGAACGGTGAGCCGCAGTTTGAAACTGGAACAACATTACCGTTATTAGCGCGTACTGATAAACCTTTTACAAAGCCCAATGGTGAACCTTGGACTGAATTTGAATTGCGTGATTTTGTCAATCAATACGCCGAAGACAACAAGATAGAAGATCGTGCGGATGTAGCCACAGCATTGCGGCGTGATTTGGCAGCGGCTGGGTACACGAATGTACCATACATCAAT